TCGCCAGAGAGCCGGTGGAAGGTGTCGTAGAAGTACCCCTGCGTCCGGGTGGGGTTGCCGAGCAGCAGCGTCGTGGCGTTGTGGCCGGACATCGAGCCGCCCGCCGACTCGAAGACCGCCTCGGACACGCCCGGGGCCTCGTCCACCACCAGCAGCACATACTCGGCGTGGATGCCCTGCAGGGCGTCCGGCTGCTCCGCGCGGCTGGTGCGCGCCGAGATGAAGGCCTCCTCCGGGCTCGCCTTCAGCTCGATGCGGTCGGACTTGATCTCGAGCAGCTCGGCCACCGCCGGCGGCAGTAGCTTGGCCCACCGGCGGCACTCGCCGAAGAGGGCGTCGAAGAGCTGGCTGGCCGTGGGGGCGGTGACGACCACCTTCACCGGGACGCGGGTGAGCATGAACCAGAGCATGGCCCACGAGGCCACGGTGGACTTGCCCGTGCCGTGGCCGGAGCGGACGCTGATCTTGCGCTCACCGGCCGCCAGAAGCTCCAGGAGGCGACGCTGCCACGGGTCTGGGGTGACGCCTAGGACCTCCTCCACGAAGGCCACAGGGGCCGCGTGGTAGCGTTTGACGAAGGCGAAGTACGGGTTTTCAGAATTTTTCATACGGTCCGTGTGGGGTTACGCAAGCGCCGACCCCCCGGCGGGGGCCACCCCCCGGGGGGGGTCTGGCGGGCGGCCGGAATCGCCCGGCGCCCCGACCCTAGGGGAATCAAGCACTTACGCGCGCCCCCGTCGTTGAGGGGGGGGATTGTCCGCAGGGCGGTCATAATCGCCCCGATTTAACATAATGGGTGTTATACGCACTACGCGCCGTAACCCCTTGCGAATCAAGCACTTGCGCCGTGCGTGCGCTTGCGCATCGGTGCCCGAGCGCGTGCTGATCGCCAGGCCGTGAGTTATCCACAGGTTATCCACAGGTTATCCACAGAGTTATCCACAGCCCGGTTCAATGAGTCACGCGCGCGGGACCGTCGGCGTCGATGCGTCATCTGTCAGCTTTTCGGGTTCCTGCACGCTCACGGTCCGCATCAGGTCGCGCACCGCAGCAAGGTGCAGCGCCGTTGTATCGGTGATTCGGACATCGTTCTGGACCTTGTTTCCCCACCGCTTCGGGTCCATCCGTTCGGCCAGCCATTGCCTCGCACCCATCGCAACCTTCGCGGCGTTCGGGTCGATCTGTTCCTGCTCCACTTGGTCGGCCAGCGCTTCAATGCGCTCCGCGTTCGCCAGGGCACGCGCAGTCCGCACCAGCTCGAACTTCTCATGCCTCGCGGGATCGGACTGGATCGTCTCCCACAAGAGCTGATAAGGGATCTCGCTGCCCTTCACGAACGAGGACAGACTGTTGCCCTCGGCAAGATGAATCCAGAGCTGGTCCCAGAAGGCCGGCGATTCCATGACCGCCAGCGCCTTCTCCCGCCTCGCCCGTTTGATTGGTGTCCCTGCCATCAGTCGCTCACATGCACATAGGTGCTGACGTCTTCGTAGTCCATGTCATACCCATCCACCGGCACCACGTCGAAGTTAGACCAGCGCCGCTTCACAGGCTCCGGTCGCTCTTGGCGCGTCGCTCGAGGAGACGGTCGGTTGCGTATCTCTTCGGCGTAGACCCTGCGCCACAGCTTCTCAGCCGTCGTGAATCTATGGCCGCAGGTCAGGCACTCCCGCCGACGCCTCGCCTCGGTCGGGAACTGGTAGACCTTCACGACCTCGCTAGGCTTGGAGCACTTCGGGCATTTCATCTGTCGGGCAGCTCGGCCTTTGCCATCTTCAGCCAATCTTCCAAGGGCTGCACCACGAGGAACTCACGCTTGTCGCCCCGGCAGATGACCACCGGGATCTCGTAAGGCGCGCACGCTGCCCTCGCCTGGTCGACCCAATCGTAGACCGCGATGCTCTTGCGTCGCTTTACCTCGACCACGAACCGGCCAAGTCGAATGTCGCAGCCACCGTCTCGAGCCTGCCCGAGTTCACGCTTCACGACCCATCCGGTCGCCTGGCTAATCTTGTCGCAGACCTCTCGCTCGGTCTCAGCGCCGCGTTGTCGTTGTCTGATGCCCATCACCACCTCGCAGTCAATCGGCCCAAGTCTACCGCATAGCACAGGCCAGCAATCAAGGGACGCAGCCGGCGCCGCATCCGTTGGTCTCGCTTGCTCTGCCGGGTCTGCTCCCTGCGGCGCTCGAGGTTCGCCTGGTAATAGGCTCGATGGTACCGGGTGCGCTTGTCGGCCCACGGCTCCGGCTGCCTTGACTCATCGACGGCCTGGGCCACGATGACTCGCACTTGGTTGGCCTCGATGGTCTGCCGCGCCATCTCGCTGATCTGCTCGATCGTGCGCGACTTCTTCCGGTGCCCCTCTCGATGATGCCGGTGAGGCAAACCGCCCGTGTTCTCGGTGAAGCACACCGGGCAAAGCTTAACGGGCTTTCTCATCCGCCACCTTCCAGAGCAGGTTGATGCTAGGCGGCTTCTCGCCTCTCGCGTTCTCGGCGAGCTCTGCCGCCTCTTCGAAGGTTGAAGTCACCCCGAGCCACCGCGGGATCACCCGCCCGTCGGCTCCCATCCGCCAGACCACATACTCGACCTTATCGCCCACCCGCTGCCCCCGGATACAGAACCGGCCATCCGTTGACGCCTTGTCCCAGAACGGGTCATCCATCCACTCGAGCGGCCCGGTATGGTTGAGGTCAATCTTCTGCTGACTCACGCCGGCCACCTCGGGTCGGTGCCGACCTCGCCGTGCTGGTCGCGGTAGTGGACGACCTTGGCGTTGAACATCGACTGCATGGCCTTGGCAATCTGGAACCCTTCCTGCCCCAGACCCTCAACCATCCGCCTTGCTAGTGGCGTGTCTGCACTATGTTGCTCTAATGCAACACTACGCAACGGACTTGTCTTGTACCTCATGCTTCCTCCGTGTCTGAACCAATGTCCGAAGTCATGTCCGAATGTCCGAGTCCTAAGGACTCTCGGACATTTTCGGACATCTTGACCGTCCGAAACTGTCCGAATTTGACGCTTTCGGACATTTTCGGACATCACTCATTTGAGAGCCTCGAGCCGCCCACCGTGGCCGTCAGGAAGGGCGACATGAGGAGCTTTTCGACCGCATCGTGGACAGACTGCCGGCTGATGCCGCACTCCCTCCCGATTTGGCGCAGCTCCTCGACGGTCCAAACGAGGGCCGTCTCGCTCCGCTTCTGGCGCTCCCTGAGGGCGAGCAGGACGGTCCGCTGCGCCTTCCCTTGCGGCGCCTGTGCGCTGATCGGGCGCTCCCCCTGCGCCACGCTCTGTCGCATGACGAGGCTGGTCAGGCGCTCGCCGTACCGGTCGGCCGCGCCCAGGTCGATGACCTCGGCCTCGTAGGCAAGGTTCGGCAGCTCGCCGGTGTCCTTGAACCGCTGCCTCGTGACCTCGACGTGGGTGTTCGGCTGGGCGGCGCGCTTGACGATGAACTCGCTGTCCGGGTTCGCCATGAGGGCGCTGGCGCCCCGCGGGCGGTCGGCGTCGCCGTGCCCGGAGTGCGCGACGATCAGCACGCTCGCGTCGTACCGCTCGCGGATGAAGCGCGACACGGCCGACAGGTACGCCGCCACCTCCTGATTCGAATTCTCGTCCATGCCGGCGCTGAACTTGCTGAGCGTGTCGATGACCACGAGCGTCGGCCGGATGCCGGCCTTGTCCATGGCCTCGACCAGCATCGCCATCTCCTCCTCTCGGTTGAGGTTGAGGGGGCGCTCGAGGGCGAGCACGGGCAGCGCGCGCAGGTCTTGGCCGCCGCCGAAGGTCTGCATCCACGCCTTGACGCGCCTGCCGAGACCGCCGCCCTCGCCGGAGAGCAGCGCCACCGGGCTGCCGGCGGTGGCGATCCGCATGGCCCAGTCGAGCGCGATAAATGACTTGAACGACGCGCGCGGCCCCGCCAGGACGGCCACGACCTTGGCCTCGATGACATGGTGCAGGAGCCACTCTGGTTCGCGGTTCTCCTCGACGATATCGGCGACATGGCGCAGCACGACCGAGAACCCTGTGGCGTTAGTAACGCCCGGCGCTACCGCCGCAGCATCTGGCTCAAGGCTGCGGACCATGCCGCGCGCCTCGGGCGCATCCTGCCACGCGCCAACTGGCGGCGACTCTTCGAGCTGCGCCGGCACGGCTGGCGTGCTGATGCGCACCTCTGGGCTGGTGCCCGCGAACTTGCGCACGGCGCTCGCCGCCATCGGCTCGATGCGGCTGCGCAGGTCTATGCCGTCGCCGTTCATGCTCGACCCGTTTGCAAGCAGATCCTCCAGCGCGGCCACGATATCGTCGTAATCAAGCCCGCGCGCGGCCCAGCGGCTTGAGAGCTTGAGCATCGCCTCATAGCGCCCCTCGCCGCGGTTAAAGGCCTCGAGCAAATCCTTGTTGGTGCGGGTATCGCGCCCGGTCTTGGGGTCGGTGCCTTGTGCCTGGTGGAAGAGCGGTTCGAGGTCCACGGCCTGATCGACGCAGCGGCCGTGCGTCTCGAGGAACTTGTACCGTGCGCCGCGCACCTGCCCGAAGTAGAACGACTGCGAGAGCGTGAAGGATTCGCGGGAGGCGATGCCGCCCAGGGCGCGGTTG